TTATGCGCCGCGCACCGGTAACACCCCGCCGGCGTTTCCTCCTGCGCCAAATACGCCCGCAGCGCATCCGCTGTAATTCCCTCCAACGCCAATCCGTCCGTACCCGCCGGCAGTCCCATCACCAACAGCCCCACAAACGGCGCGGTGCAGCACCGGTAAAAATACCCGTCATCCACCACATGACAATACGTCCGATACCAGCACCCCCGATACCGAGCAGCTGCCTGCTCATCATCGGTTGCGCCCGCTGGGTATAACAGCCTGGTAAAATCGTCCTCGCCGTTTTTCCAGATCACACGCACCCCGGTATCCAATCCGCGCCGATTGATCCACTCCACATCCTCATCAGTTAATTTGTCAGGATAGCGTGTCACATGCATTTCATCCAGGTGTTGCCAAATTCCAACGCCCAATCTCCGCAGCGTTTGACCATTCGTCCAAAGCTCGATAATATCGGCAATACCGCTGGTTTTGGCAATCTGCAAAATCTCTACAATCTCGCGGTGCAATGTCGGCTCTCCTCCAATCGCCGCCCAGCGCTCCGCATACGCCACCTGGCTCAGCCGCGCCAGGTCGTCCGCAATCGTCAGTGGTTCGCGCATTGCGCCGCCGCGCTGCATCGGTGCGAAATGATTACACGCCACACATCGGTTATTACACGATAGCGTTACGTTCGTCTCCAGGTGTGGCAGCTGCACCCTATCCATCATCACTGGCTCCACGCCTTCCGCGTTTCCGCGGTATCTATGTTGCCCAGGAATACCTCTGGTAGGTTGTATTTGCTAAACAATGCACCCAGACCAGCGCCTGGTTGACTCCGCTCATAATGCCTGGCGATCACCATGCGCTGTTCCATGTTGCGCACCAAAAATTTATAGTGCATAATCGGCAGGCCTCTTACCATAGTCCCCGCGCCCCACGGCGATCCGGCGTGTACCGTACGCCGACCTCCGGCGCGCTCTCTCACCGTCAGCCGCGTCTGCCAGTCCGGCCATAGCGGATCATTGGTTATGTAATGCTCCTCATTTCCCCACAGGTACGCGCGCTCGAATGAGTACACGGTCTCACTGCCACGCATATAATCGCCACGATCCAACCATCGCACCAGCGCCGCGCTCGGCATCTCATCATCATCCAGGCGCAATATCCAGTCGCTATCACAACCATCAATTGCCTGATCCAGCACATCCTCCAGCACACCTGTGCCGCCAGCGCGGAGCGGTATCGTCCGCGTAATATCAGGCAAATTTACCCAACCTGCCTGCTGAGCTGTCTCACCATCCAGGCCGAGTATAAACTCCGCTCGAATGTGGCGAGCAATCTCCGCCAGGCGCTGTACAAACAGCGGCACATGTTGTCCATCGCCATTGGTCACGCACAATACACTCAGTTTGCTGCTCATAGCGTCAGTTTCCTCAACACATAGCGGATGTTCGCACCTGCGTCACACCGCTCCGCTAGCTCGCATTCCCACCAGCGCGCCGCCTCGGCGAAATAATAGCAACCATAGTGTTCGTAGTAATAATTTCCCGGCTGCCAGTATTTAAACGTCGCCTCGTGAAACAGTTTTCGGTGCGTCGGATCAATAAAACTGTTCTCATGATTCCAGGCCGGCAGCCTCAACGCCAGTACTCCGCCTGGTTGCAAAATCCGCCAGCACTCATTTAGCCATTCCGGCACATCCACCACCAGGTGCTCCATCACATCCAGCGCCACAATTTTCTCGAATTGCTCGTCATACCACGGCCACGGCAGCGTGTTTAGGTTGTGTGCAACATCTATCCAGACACTGTGCTGCCTCAAATCATGATGCACCACATCTACACCCGCCAGCGGATGCAATCCACAACCGAGTTCCAGCGTTGTCATGCCCTCACCACCTGGTCGAAATCCACTATTTTTGGCTCTGCTGCCAATTCTCCTTGGTAACAGTCTAGCAGTGGTTTCCAATATTTTTCCGTTACCGCGTCGGCGTCATACGCCATTGCCGCGACTCGCGCCGCCGTCCGCATATTGATATTCGACCGTTGCTCATACATATCCACCAGGCGCTCGGTAATAGCTGGCTCTCGCGCAATCCACTGCCAGGCGGCCAGCGGCGTCCAGTACCGCACCGCATCCGATTTTGCTACCGTATAGCCGCTAAAACACAACTCACTCATGCTCGTCCAGTCCCCAACGATCACCGGACATCCGCAGGCCTGCGCCTCCAGAATTGGTATTCCAAATCCCTCCCCCATCGACACTAGTAAGTGCACGTCCATGGCGTTATAAACCGCCGCCATGTACGCCTCGGAAAACCCGATCAGCGACGTGTATTGATCGCAAAATAGCACGTCTACATCATTTGCGTTGCATTGCCCCATGTATCCAAATTTTAGATCGAGCGCATTCAGGTACTCCGGCAGATTGATGCCGGCTTGCTGCTCGCCTGCGGTTGTGTGCAGGTACAACATCACGTCATCACGTTTTTCCCGAAGCGCCGCAAACGCCGCGATATTTTGAGTTAACGATTTTCGGCTCGGATTTCCTTTATTGGCCGCCACCATGCCAACAACGAATTTATCCAGCGGCCAACCTAATTCTGCGCGTACCGCCTGGCGGTCGCTCATCGGTTTAAATTGTGCCGTGTCTACGCCATGCGGTACATAATCACACGACAAACCGGCATCCAGCATCATCCGTTCGCCAAATTTGCTAAACACAATCCGCCGCCAAGCGCGACTAACTTTGCCAGCCACCGCCCGCGGCAGCGGCTCGTGGTCAATCGGAAACCATGGTATCCAGCGTGTGCGCGGTGCCATACTCGGCTCCACCACCCAGGCGTCGATCAAACTAATCAAAACATCGGCCTCGAAATGTGCCGAATGCGCCCCCATCACGTCGCCGCCATAGGCGTCATATCCCCGCGGATATACCCGCATCCCATTCCAGTCCAGGACCGACCCCTCCAAACCATAAAACGCCGTCATTGCCACATCGTGACCCAGCTCCCGAATCCGCGGCGCAAACAGCAGCGTTTGATTACCGTATCCTGTACGCGCCCACGGCGCGTTACTCAACCAGTTTATTCTCATTTCGTTACCCTGCCTCCCGCAGTTTTATTGATTTCCTCCCGATAGCGCCAGGCAGGCCGGGAGGTTTGCTTTTCAGCAGGTACACATGATGCACCTGCCTAGCCTGGCGCATGCGGTCCTGGACCGCTCGCTATTTGCCCATCACATAGGCCAGCGCCACATGTGCGCCCGCCGGCACGGTCCCGCTGGTCTGATCAAATCCGATCCAGTACCCGCCGGCCACAAACGCGCCGCTGATCGTGAGCGGAGCAGGCACACCCGCCACCGTCACCACCGTGCCGCCAAACGCGCCAATCGTGCCGTTGAGTACCGGCGTTCCCGCGTTGCTCATCGTCACCAATTTGCCGCCGATGGCCGTACCGGCCCCGGCCATCAGGTGCGCTTGGATAACCGTCACTCCGCCGCCCGATGCCGGAATTTGCACCAGCGGAATTTCCGTCGCTCCACTGAACGCGCCAATTTGCAAATCGACGATATTGACATCAAATTGTCCTGCCATTGTCTGCCTCCTGTCGTAATAGCCGCTGCCAATCATACTGGCAGCGGCTGGTTTGATTTAGCTAGTCGGCGCGCTCGCGTCAAAAATCATTTTAACGCCCCGCGCCGGACGCCAAACGCCGTGAGCATATACCGCGCTCATGTTGAATTCCGTACCGCGACGGCTCGCATCACGCTCCGCCTCGATCCGCACCCCACGCCGCCAATCTATCGCCAACGCGTCCATCGGGAATACCCCGCCCACGAAATCGTCCGCCGTGTCAGGCGAAACGTACGTCTGATAGATCGGCACGCCCATGAACATCGCCACGCGACCCATCCGAGTCACCTCATCGGTAAACCCTGGAGCCTGTGCAATGCTCGATGCACCTGCCACGCTAGCCGTTTTCGCCAGCACCGCCCACTGATACCCGTGAATCACGCATTTCAGCGGAACAACCGCCGATTTATTTGCATTGCGAGCGCGTGCGATTGCCGCCGACAAATAACCCCAGGTGATCGTCGTACCGGCCGCGCCGACTGTGCTACCCGTCATATTCGCCAGGTCGCCAACCAGGTCGGTTTCCACCCGCTGCAAGGCCGCAAAACCAAGCTCACGCGCTGCGTCCGTCACAATGCTCTCCGGCGCTTCCGAGTCCCGCCGTACATCCGTAACAAAAAACTGTAACCCGATTTCGCTCGGCGTCAGCGTCTGATCCGCCAACGGCGTCAGCGATTCGCTCATCAGATCATCGACCTCGGCAATCGTTTTAGCCGCACCGATGTTGTACTGGTATCCGATGCGCGGGTTCATTCCACTCGCATCGCGGAACACAGTCACCATATTCTGCATTTGACCAAGATCACGGATGACAAACGTCGCATCATCCTGGATTGCACGGCCAATTGCATTAATATCACTCCATGTATTGATAGGCATCACATCCTCCGTTGTTATCCGAACAGCCGCCTACGACGCTGTTCGTCAGTTTCGCCCGACGCCCCGCCCGCGTTTCCGCCTGGATTGGTCGCCGGAATATTTGCTACTCGTTTTGCAGGCAATGCCTCCGCCAGCGTTTTGGCATCAGCATCCATCTCCTCCGCGGTCTCGCCCTGCACCCGACCCGCCAACGCCTCTGGCAATCCTGCCATCAGCGCTGCTGTACGCTGCAACTCGATCCGCTGCACCTGCGCCAGCTGCGCCTGCGCATCTGTCAGCTGCTGTCGCAGCCGGTCGGCCTCGCTCATCTCGGCTGCCTGGCGCGCCGTCTCGGCCTGCGCCACCACCTCCGCCTGTTTGCGATATTTCGCCGCCTCTGCGTTCGCTCGTTTCAACGCTGCCTGCATCCGCACTAACTGCGCCTGCACATCCTCCGCCGTCTCGGTCGTCGGCTGCGCCGCCGCATCTGCCTCATTGGCCGCTATCTCAGCTGCCATTTCAACCATCTCGGTTCCATCGTCTACTACTGCCATCTCGGCTCCTCCCATTTTTATCTGACCAATTCCCTCAGGCTCTTTTCTACCCGCATCGGACCATACACCTCATCAACTGTTATTCCTGGTATGTCCGCCAGGCCAAATTTTCCCTCGCTCCAGGCCGTATATTTCACTCCCAGCAGCGACCGCTGCGTCGCCTCGTCCTGCGCCGCAAACCACTCCTCACCGGTCTGTTCCACCGGGTTCTCAAATCCACGCACCACCGGCACCGCCGCGCACCGTCCGGTGTAATGATCGTTCAGCACCTCACCTACTCCGTGCTGCGTGCCGTGCATCGCCACACAGCTCATACACGTCCTACCGCTCCCCAGGTCGGCATGCCACACCCAGCCGTCTAACACA